TTTCAGATATATTTATAAAAAAAAGTCAATAATACTGTCGCATTATTCATGCTAGTTTGGAATAGTCGTTATGCATATGAGGAACTAATGCCTCTTGCAAAACTTTAGAACTGCCGATCCTACAATTGATGATACCATTATAGTATTCATCTGTGAGTAAGACTTCTCTATCGAATTGTTCTTTGGCTTCTAGGTAACTTAATTCTCCTCTTCCAGTACAGAAGTGTAGAATTTCTCTGATAAACTTATCTTCGCCGAGTTCTTTAACATCAGCATTCAAGTGTTCAGAAGACCCCCAATAGGTCTTCCAATCACTTTCTTTGGTAGAACGTCTTTTATTCTTTCTACCTTTTAGCGGCGGTTTAGTTACCTTAAACCGAGCTAGTTTCTTACCAACATATTTTCTATTGTTGGTAAGATTAGTTATTAAGTATACAAATCCTTCGCAACCCTCTGGTAGGGTTTCAATTGGTTTGCCTTGATATGTCCACATTACCACTCATCGTTTTCATCAAATAGTTCATCTTCGTTATCACTATTTAGAGTGTCGCCGCAGAAAGGGCAGTTACCCACTGAATAATATCGTTCTTCCATATTGTGTTGTATTCTGAATACTGCTTCACATGATTCACATAAAATCTCTTTCTTACTCATTAAGTCTGCCCTTTTTTATTATTATGCGGCTTCGTAGACATCATCCCACTTACCTGTCAAACCAGCAACTTCATATTCTGTTACTCTGTTCTCAAAGAAATTAGTATGGTCTGCACCGTTCAGTACCCACTCCAACCAAGGTAGAGGGTTCTCTTTTACTTTGTAGTTTCCTTTTAGTCCTAGTTGAATAAGTCGCCTATCAGTAATGTATCTTACATACTGTTTAACTTCTGATTGTTCTAGTCCGTCAATCTCACCTAGTTTGTATGCCAAGTCTACGAAGTTGTCTTCTAACTTCACTGCCTGTCTTGCCATCTCATATATAGTTGCTTTAAATTCATCGTCAATAATACGAGGATGTTCTGCACAATATGCCTTGAATAGTTTTGCAATACCCTCAACGTGAATTGATTCGTCACGAATACTCCACTCAACTACTTTACCCATACCTTTCATCTTACCGTAGCGTTGAAAGTTCAACAACATTACGAATGATGCAAACAATGCTACACCTTCATTCATTACAGATTTAGCCATTGTAAGTCCAAGTCCACGAACAGTGTTTGGATCACTATCCATCATAAACTCAATCTTATCTGCCATCTCTTGATATTCTAAGAAGGCATGATACTCGGCATCAGATAACCCAAGTGTCTCATTAAGAAGTGCATATGCACGTTGGTGAATGGCTTCTCTATTTGCAAACGAACCAAGCATATTCCGTACTTCATTGTTCTTAAACTTTGGTATAAGTTGGTCATAATAGTTCTGTCCTACTGCAACATCAGACTGTGTAAACAATCTTAGAATGTTTGTAATATATTCTTTTTCAACTTCACTTACTTTACCAGACTTCCAATCTGCAACGTCTTCAGACAAGTCAAGTTCATCTTCAATCCAGTGAACCTTTTCGTGTCTTGTTGTGATTTCAACTGCCCAAGGATAATGGAATGGTTTGTATGTTTCTGAGAACACCATCAATCCACCACCTTTCTTTTTGACAAAGTTTTCTGATACTTTCATAAAGTCATCATATGTACCAATCAGTTTATCATCAATAAAGATTTGTGGAACTGAGCGTGCATTAGGAACACGTTGATAAAATGCAAGACGTTCTTCTTCGTTATCCATTTTAATTTCTGTGTATTCATATCCATGCGATTTAAACCAATGTTTGGCCTTCTCGCAAAATGGACAATGTGATTTACTATAAATTTCTACTTTCATTTCTTTTTCCTTATCCTTGACACGCAACGCATTCATCTTGTGATTCTGCATCCATAGTTTGAGTTTCAAAATCTTTCAAAGCATCACGAGCAACTTTCTCTGATACATTCTCTGCTCTCTGTGAAGTCTCTGTTCTTAGATAGTACAGACCCTTCGTTCCTAACTTCCAAGCGGCAAAGTGTGCCCTATGCAAGTCTTTCTTATCTGCACCAGCAGGGAAGAATAGATTTAGTGATTGTCCTTGACAGAGATATTCTTGTCTATCTGCGGCCTGTTCTACCAATACTAACTGGTCTAGTTCTATTGCTGTTTTGAAAACATCTTTGATTTCATCTGACAAGAAATCTAAATGTTGTACTGAACCACCGTTGGTGATGATATCAGACCAAACATCTTGTGTATTCTTTCCAACCTTCTCTAGTTCTTCTTCTAGATATTTGTTGGACACAAGATGTGAACCAGCCCTTGTTCTATGTGTATATGCGTTTGCTTTTGATGGTTCAATAGATGGTGATGTTCCAACAATAATACTACTATTGGCATTAGGTGCAATTGCTAGTAGATGAGCGTTGCGTCTGCCAGTACCCATCATATCAGGAGCCTCACCCCTTTCTAGTCCCATTTTCATAGACTCACTATGTGCCTCAGTTTTGATGTGTCTGAAGACTTGACGGTTCAATTCTCTTGCACCATATGAATCAAATGCAATTCTCTTCTGATGTAGAAGTGAATGCCAACCCATTGCACCTAGTCCAAGACTACGTTCTTGAGTGGCTGAGTATCGAGCACGTTGAATTTCATCGCCTGCGTTATCAATGAAAAACTGTAGTACATTGTCAAGGAAACGAATAAGATCACGAACAAGAGTTGTATCTTTCCACTCATCATATTTCTCCAAGTTCAAAGAAGACAAACAACAGACGGCAGTTCTGTCTTCAGATGTTGGTAGATGGATTTCATTACATAGATTAGAACCATGTATCTTTAATCCTTTTGCTTTCATTGTATGTGGCAATGAACGATTAGCAGTATCAATAAAGTTTAGATATGGTTCACCTGTACGATAACGTACTTCTAGGATTTGTTGCCATAAAGTTCTTGCAGGCATTGATTCACGAACTGTGTCATCATTAGGGTCTTTCAAATCCCATATCTCATTACGTTCTACTGCCCGCATAAAATCATCTGTGATATTGATTGCGTGGTGTAGGTTAAGGTTCTTACGATTAACGTCACCAGTTGGTACACGCATGTTTAAGAATTCAATTAAGTCTGGATGTGATACATCCATGTATGCAGCGTATGAACCTTTACGAGTTTTACCTTGTCTGTATGCAGTCATGTCTGCATCTACTGTGTGTAGGAATGGCATTGGGCCAGGTGCTTTGTCGGAGATTGCACGAATGTCACTCCAGTGGCCACCGACACCACCACCTTTGACTGATAACCAACGCAACTCAGCAGAGTGGTCGATTAGTCCTTCTAATGAATCTGGAACGTAAGTCAAGAAACATGAGATAGGTAATGCTTTTGCCTTTTTGCCTGGCGCTGGTGCGTTTGACAACACTGGAGATGCAAACATGAACCAACCTTTTGATACTGCATCATATACACGTTGTGCTAGTCCTAAGTCTCCATCACAATATGCAACTGATGCTCGTGCATATGCCTGTTGTGGTGAGTTTTCTTCTTCGTTACAATAATAGTCCTTGAGTAGTTTGTATGCTTGTTCTGATAAATCTTTGTCTCTTGTTTTGTCAATTGTAATGCCGAGGTGGTCAAGACCATCTTCCTCTGCACTTGGGAATGTTACTACGTTCTCAAGGGCCATGTTTGTATCTCCTACTTTGTTTAAATTCGTTTCCAAGAATTGAAAACTGTTAATGCTTCTAATCCTTTATGGGAGTTACTATGTATAATACTTTGTATCTCTACATTAGTCATTCCAGAAAGAATCATATCGTTTACATCTTTTTCTTCTATCGAAGACGGCCATAGACAAACACGATATCCATCGTTTATGCACCGTTCTATTTGTTTGCAAATCTCTGGATTACGAGGTTCGTTATCTGGAACGAGAATTGCATTCTTCTTATACTTTGGTACACGCAAATCACTTTGTGCAACCGCAATACTATTTTTAAGAAAGAGACTATCAAGTGGCCCTTCCACAACAAGAATATCATCACTATCGACCAACCTGTCAAGACCAAAAATCTTTGGATGAGTTTCATCTATAATAATAGTAATATACTTTTGTTTTTCAGTACCGAATGATCTTCCTTGGTAAGCAATAACCTCACCCTTATTATTTCTGAATGGTATCAGAATTCTAGGATGATCTCCATCAAGGGAAGGAAACTTATTTGGTATGAACTTGTTCGTAAACTCAAAGAATTTAGGACAGTAATATATATCATTCCACGTTGCTTGAGGCAACTCTCTAGACGAAATAAATTCAATAGCTGGATGATTCTTTTCTAGTTCTGCAAAACTTTTTAGTCCATGCAATGTTTTGAAAACAGGTTTCTTAAAGTTAAACTCTGGTTTCTTAATTGATGCACCTGGCGTCTTGTCACCACGGCCGTTAGAAGTCAATCCTTCCTTATATCTTTCCATAGTATATTCTTTAAATATCGTAGGGTCTACATGTTCGATAAGTTTAGATAATGTTGTACCCATAGAACAGTTGTGACACTTATAAAACAAATCATTCTTTGTTCTATAAATGAAACCTCTAGCCTTCTTACGATTGGTTTGAGAATCGCCACAATACGGACAAGAAAAATTCCACAAGAAGTTTGGTTTTCTTGTGAAATTTCTTAGTCTGTGGGATATAAGTGATATATACTTCGTGTCAATGTAATTCATACTAAGCAATATACAGGATAACTATCCTGTTGTCAATAGATTTTACATTATAGTAGGAAGTATTTCTGTAAGTGCAAAACCTACGACTATTGAGCCACCTATGATAAGGTATCTCCATTTTTCTAAAACACCAATTCTATTAGTTATCTCTTCTCGTAGAGCATTAAACTGTTCAGTTTCTTTTCTTTGGTGTTCTTCCATAGCAATATGAAGTCTGCGCTCCATATCGCCCATCTGAATAGATGATTCTTTGGCATTAGTAGTAATACGTCCATGTAGTTCTTGGACAGTAGACTTAAATTCTCGTTCTTGTTCGTTCAATTGGTCTTCCTGTCGTATTAATTTTTCTTCATGGACTGCCATGATAGTATGTAAAGACGTTGACACTTCGGCAATCTTTTCAATTGCAGAGTCGAGTCTAACATGAATTTGCTTCATTTCAAAGACTTCTCTTTTGAGGAGTTCTACCTCAGTATCTAATGTCTTTACAGTAGCCATTATTTCTTACTTGCTTTTCTATGTCCATTCCATGCTACGAAACCGCCAAGTCTTAGCGCCCAGTAGGCAAGGTAATTTAAAAAATGAAATCCATTTACTTCTATATTTATGTCTCTGAATATTTTATCTGAACCTTTTTGATCTAATGTGTGAAAGTTTTTACCTTTCATCTTCAGTCCAGCATATTTGTAAGCATAGTCGTGTACAAGGCCACCCATAAGCAATACGCCTGTTGGTGATAACCATGTATGTAAGAACTTAGGAATAGATGCTCCGTCAAATTGAAATCCTTTTGGGATTACATATTCGTTACCAAACATCGTGTAATGGAAGTCTTTTGATACAATCCAATGTCTACTACCAGTAAACCACATCCAGATTGCACCCCAAAATCCTTTTCCCTTTGTTGGAATTGGAACTGGTGACATATGAGGCATATCTTTGTATTCAAAACCAATTCTTTTTGTTTTGTTGTCTACACCAAATAAATTAATACACCAACCTATAACAATTAGAATACCTACTACGGTAAACTGCCACCATGTGACTAGTAAGTCCTGTACGAACTGTACGATTTCTACTGATGCCATTTTTATTCTCCTGTTGTGTTGTCCTCTTCTTTTTGAGGGCCAACTGCATTTTCGTAATATACGATAATTTGTTTTTGTTGTTCAATAAACCTTCTAAGTTCAGCAAAGTTCTTAGATAAGTTTTCATAATCTTTTACTGAAATAGCGATATATGAATCTGTACCATTTTTCTTCTCAAATTCCTTAGTGAACTCATCAAAGTTCTCTGAAGGTGATACAACATATATCTTTACATCATTTAATTGAACTGGTTTGGGATGTGCAACCAGTGGCACATCTCTGTTAACAAGTTCCGTTACTGTTACAATTTTAGGTTCTGGTTGTATTGATGAACAACTACTCAGTAGTGTTGTTGCTATCAGAACTAGTAATAGACTCAAGGTCATTCCATAGTTTATCTGTCGCATTTTGCATCCTCTTTTCAATTAACCCAGGCTTCTTATTCGCCAAGTGAGTTAAGTTATGTTTATTGAGAGTTGCCCTAAGTTCATCACCATACAGTTCTGCTTTTTGTAAATCAACAGACAATGTATTTGTCAGTTCATTAAGACGTTTTGTGTCTCTTCCCATCTGTTCTATAGTGGCTTGATTTGTTTCATTTGCGACTTCAAGTTTCGCATTATTATCACGCAGTTGTGCAATAGTATTTTGAGTGGTGTCGTAATAGTATTTTGCACCATACGCCGCACCACCCAATAAACCAACTACAATTAATAGTCCATATAATTTAATCATTCTTAGGCGCCTTTGTGCCAAACTTTCTTTCGTATGATGGGTCATTTGCATATTCATTTGCCCATCTGTTTTCAGTGAATGTTGCGAAGTCAATTAAGTCCTCTATATCACTGTAGTTTTGTGCAATCCAACTATCCATATCAGTGATTTTAGATTTCATATCATCTATATCACGATTCATATTTACATTATCTTCGACTGCCATACGAGAAGTAAGTTCAGTTACCTGTACATTCAATTGTGAAATAGTTTGTGCTTGTTGAGCAGTCCACCAGACAAATGCTGATACCTGTAAAACAATCGCAATTACTACACCAATACTAAATTTACTATTCATCATTTGTTACCTCACTTAATATATCTCTCATAATGTTGCTCGCAGTATTTGGAAAATACCTTGGAGCAATACTATGAAGAACAAGTGCTGGAACACACATCTGTAGTAGGACAGCAGATTTCAACGCACGTTTCATGTGTTGACTACCTGTCATACCTACTTCGTCTAGATGTTCTTTACACTTGTTACTAAACATTATTCAGATTTCCAAATTGTCCATGCACCATAAGCAATCGCTGCATATGCAGCAATCTTTGCAAATGGGCCTGCAATCAATACGATTACTCCAACTGCTACAAGTGCAGCGCCATCCCAAGATGTTCTTTCTTCGATTCTTGCTCTAATCCATTTTCTCATTTTACTTCTCCTTATTTGAAGGATAGTTTGGGGTCGGGTGTTCCAAAGTTTTGTTTTCTCATTACTGTCTTTGCAATCAAATCCAATTCCTTACCATCCCATTTTAATACAAACGGCATGTTTATATCCGTCTGCATATCGTTTAAGACTGCTTCGGCGTCTGGGCCCAATTTCGCAATCTTTTTACCGTATTTTTTGTAACTTTGCTTAAACATCCGAATAAGCTCCGCCACAGTAATCTGTTTCTTGTTTCGTACATCATTCACCCTATCTAAAAAATGACGAGTAAATTCTACATCTATTCCTACTGCTTTATATAATCTGTCAGCATACTTCTCTACACCATCTAAGTCTGACTTAGTAATGGTTTGTTCTGATAACAGATGTTGATTAAAACTTTTCATTACTTTGTCTTTGACAATGCAAAGTCAGCAATCTTCATAAACTCTGCCTTCTTACCATTCAACATCTTAGTCATCTTCTGTTGATTAGATTTGTTGACAGCATCAAACACTTGTGTAACAGCAGATGCAGTAAATAAGTCAACTCTCAACTTACCATCTTTAAATTTGATTTGTTGATTTTGTTTATCCTTAACAATCTTGCGTAGAGCATCCATATTATCTTCTACGATATGACTTGCTCTCTCTAATGTATTCTCTTCTACTTTCATTGCAAGCTTAGATTTTGCTTCACGTTTTGCTTTGCGTTCTGCCATACGTTTGAAAAACTGTTTACCTTCTTTGGTTCTACCATCGTAAGATTTCTTCTTTTTCATCTTTGCGTCTGGAGGCATTGAGACTGCACCACTACTAGCATTATTTGCTGGTGCGTCTTCTTCTACTTTACCAATCCCTAGTTGTGGATCTGCATAGAATTTTTTCATTAGATTATCAAATTTTAGACTCATAATAGATCCCCTATGTCTAGTTCTTTTATATCTTCAGAAGAGACAAATATCTTCTGTTTCGTTTTCTTATGAATTACAGGAAAAACATCTACACCTAGAATAGTATCAGAGGCTGGAGTGTCTTCAAATACTTCTACTTCATCACCCTCTAGTGCATCAATTTCATCTTGCTCTTCACCAGAAGAAACAACATCCTGTGTTAGTTTGTAGATGCCCTTTGAGAGTTTACCATTATCTAATGTAACGTCTTCTACAATACTATTATCAAATTCTACATTGTTGTCTTTGAAATATTCAAGAAGCTGTTTCTCAAACATATCTGGGT